ATCACAGTTAACTTTCTTACCTGCTTCTGCACTTGCAGGACATGTAACTTCTTTGCCAATAACAGGATCATTAGTATCTGTTACTACTCTGAAGTATCTTCTACCTAAAGCCTTCACCTGTAATGCTTGCTCCTCACTGTCTACTGAGGCCATGCAATACTTCAGATACTCTGGATGCTTCTGCCATTGGTGAGTGTACCCTGTATTAGATAGGCACTCAGCACTTACCTTATCCCAGACTTCTATAGGTACAGCAGCGGGATCACCATAAGTACCAAAGCGTACCTTTCTACCTTCCAGCAGACCTGTACCATAGGGAAAGGGAGCATAGTTACCACGCTTAAAACAGGCGTGTATTCCTCTAGGCCCATGCCCCAGGTTTACATAACATGTCCTGCTTTTTAAACCTGTAGCAGTCATTACTCCTCTATGAGGGCAGTTACCGCAGATAGACACATCTTGTCCTGTTTGAGATGCTTTGATAGGGGATACTTCGGTGAGTAGGATAGTAGTCTGGATCATGTCCCCTGTTTTAGAGTTCTGACTTTTTGTACTGAAGCCAGTGGCGACTACTACAATTTCTACATTATCTAATACTGATGGACCTTGATATAAGATATAGCCATTTTTGTTCATAGGTTTGTTTTTCCTCGTTGTTAATTAGTTTTTAAATACTTATACACCATGCCTACTCAAGAATAGATCTTCTGTGTAGTCAGCGTATGCCTTCTCCCGCATGACAGTAAGCTTGTCATCTGGGATATCTTCTTCGGTCATTTCACCTTCAACGTCTATTACTTTTCCCTCTTTTTCATCATTAGAAAAATGTATTATTAGCAGAGTTGGTATGATTTTGAAGCTATATGGGCCAATGGGATCTGGGTCATCATAATCCTCAAGTATCCATGACCATTTATAATCAAAGACTAGGTACGGTAATGCTGCATCATCTTCTAAGTAGCCTTCACTCACTTGCTTTTCTCCTCTACTATGTGCTCACTGAATTGTATAGCCATAGCTTTAGCTATACCCCTTAAAGTTCTAGATCTTTCATGACCTCTATTTACTGATGGTGACATGTACCATGTTCTCTCACGCTCACTGCGTGGAAGCTTCATCATCTCGTCGTGTACTATGTCTGTCGGTTTTAACTTTGGCAAATTATGCAGCCATAGACCTGTCTTTTTCTGCTCAGGATGACCATGTTCCCACGGTTGAATGTATTGAGTAGGCTTGAATGGAAGTATCCCTACTGGATTTTCCATACAGACATAGGTTGCTTCAGCTTTTGCAGCTTCAAAGAGCTTAGTAGTCCAGTCGATAGAGGCTAGTCGTTCCGAGTGCTTAGGTTTTCCCTTGGCATATGTACCATTGCCTGAGACTGCTAGTGCGGTACAGGGTGGATGCATAATAATCAGGTCAGTATGTTTGAATGCCATTCGCATCGCGTCAAAACAGTCCCCCTGAATATGCCAACTGCTATCACCTTCAGTAGGTAACATATCGTTAGTGAATGTCTTGAATCCTACTTTACGCAGTTCACTACCTACCACGTCTGAATACTCACAGAGTACCAGTGCTGTTCCTAATGTGTTACTCATAGTAGATTACCTCCTCTTGCTAAAGTTGATTGAATATAATGTAGCAGCCAATAAAAAAAACTATGGCTAAAAAAATGGCAATTCCAGGTAGAAGGATCTCCCATATAACTGTCTTTATTCGCATATCTTTACCTCCCAGATAAGTTACAGGGTGCAGGGTGCAGTCGTTCAAGCTTTTCAATAGGCCATCCCTTGTAATTAGGCATGGTTCCATTGCAAACACCTTCAACGTAGATACGTTCCATAAGTTTCTCATGTCCATAGTCGAGAGAGCTTATACATACCAATGCTATTGTTATCAAAAGGATTCCTATTAATACCTTCTCGCCCTTATCAAAAGTGTTACGAGTCATAATTTACCTCCGGTTAGTTTTACTACGGTTAAATAAAAGGAACTGTCCTATTGATATAGGTAGTCCCTTGTGTGGTGAAAAGTTGTCACCCCTTTAGCGCGGACAGAACTGTCCCAGGTGCCAGGTAGATCTATCCCTTGTATGTGAAGGGATTTTTAAAAAAAAGATAGGAACTACAGACAGAGCTGTAGCACTGATTGAAAATATTAACAATATTCAGGCAGAGCTATAGCTACCGACTAGGATATTGTTAGTGTTGATGTGTCTCAAATATGCCCGCTTGATTGATGCGGATTAGGGAAAGTTACTTAGCAGTAACTAATGCTTTACTAACGGCGGAATCGATAGCCTTTAACAGTTCAATTGATTGCTTTTTATTTTGAACTGTAACTTTGTCATTCTCTACCGCTTTGTCGTATTTACCGCGTAAAGCTTTAGCGAGTTTAATCACGTCAAAGTTTGTTATGGCCTGAGTAGTAGCACCATGATCATACCAGCGTAACTTTGCAGCGGGCATCTTAACCTCGTGATGCCTTTTGCCGTTCGTCTTGCCAGCTTTCACAATGTAAGTTTTCAAATCATTTTTAACTTGAATCTTAACGTGCATATGCTTGCGAGTGTACCCGCGAAGCTGCGCATGTTCTGCGCTACGAATACGATTCTTTTTCAGCGCTTCATTTAAGAGTAACGAAATCCACGTTGTATTGTTATCGTCGAGATAAAGCTGGAATGCTTCTCGCAAGAGTGACTCGATTTGATCGTCTAAAGATTTTCGATCATCAAAACACGAGCGAACATCTAACAGCCATGTTTTCTGATCACGTTTTTCGTTTTTACTATTTTCTGATTTTTTCATAATTTTAATACTCCAAAAAAAATATTTATTGTGAGCATCAAAAAAACGAGCATATTTCAGAAACATCATTTATTAAAAAAATTGAAATAGCTAAACATAATAGAAGCATTGGCCTGATAACCGAATGGAAACCACGCCGCGACTATAGCGGTCTAGCTATCTCATATTTTTAATTTTTTCCACAATCTCCCCTACCGTTCCCTATGTGCCATTGCAAGCTGACATTGGCCGGCGATGCCAACGGGCTAACTAATCACATAAAGCCCATCACGCCTATTATCGCGAACACATATTACCGTGCACCGGAAATTGAGATAATTTTTGCAAGTTTTTCGAGCCGGACCTCATCGCGGGTTTTTGCTCGCCTATAATATACCGC